TTATTTAAGTCAATTAAAAAGCATCTTACTTGAACATAAGAAAAATAATAAAGTAGTTCATTTATATGGAGCTTCAACTAAAATGAATGTTGTTTTAGAAGCCGCTGGGATTGATTCTGATTTAATACCATATGCAGCAGAAAGAAGTCCCGAAAAATGGGGAGCGAAAACACTGTCTGGTATAAATATAATTTCAGAAGAAGAATCTAGAAAAATGAAACCAGACGTTTATATATGTTCATTAATAGGTTTCAAAAAAGAAATAATTGAAAGAGAAAGGGAATATTTAAATTCTGGAGGAGAAATTATATTTTTACCGACTTTTGAAAAAATTAAAAATAATTAAAATTTATGAATAATATAAAAGGATTTTACGCAGAATTTGAAACAGATAAAATAATAAGAGAAACTTATTTTTCAGACTTTAATTATAAAGGTTTAATTATTGAGGTTGGTGGTGCAGATCCAGAATTCCTATCAATGTCTAAACACTTTAAAGATAGTGGATGGAGATCAATTATTGTTGAGCCGAATCCAGAATTTGCAAATAAACATAGAAATTTAAAAAATGAAATATATGAATTTGCATGTTCATTTGAAGATGGCGAGAGTGAATTCACTATCGTTCAGCAACAAGTTGGCGATATAACTTACGAATCCTTCTCATCATTAAGTATTAATGAAGATTATTTAAAATTTACAAATTTTAAATTAACTGAATCTAATTCTACAAAAGTTAAAGTCAAAACTATAAAATTAAATACACTTTTTGAGGAACTAAATTTGGAAAATATAGATATATTGTCAATTGATACTGAAGGATGGGAATTAGAAGTCATGAAAGGATTTGATACAAAAAAATATAATTGCAAAATTATTGTAGTTGAAAATTTTTTAAAAAATCCTAATTACGAAAAATATTTTAATGATATAGGATATTCACTCAGTAAACAAATAGAATATAACCAAATATATATTAAAAATGACTTATTACTCCCAATCTAAACAAGACGAATGGGTGTCCAAATTTTATAAAAATAAAAAAAATTGTTTTTTTATTGAAGTTGGAGCTTATGACGGAATTCAAACGAGCAATACATTTTTCCTTGAAAAAAATTTAGAATGGTCTGGAATTTGCATTGAAGCAAATCCATTTATATTTTCTTTATTGAAAAAAAATAGAAAATCAATTAATTTAAATTATGCAGTTACAGATTATATTGGAGAATGTTTCATTAACAATGATAAAATTTCTTCCAATGGCGAAAAAGTAAAATGCTCTCCATTAATAAATATTTTAGAAGAAAATAATTGTCCCAATATAATTGACTATTTATCTCTAGATATTGAAGGCCATGAATTTTTAGCTTTAAAAGATTTTGATTTTAAAAAATATAGAATTGGATTAATTACAGTCGAACATAATTTATACTGCGAAGGTTCAGAAAGAAAAGATTTAATTTTTAATTTATTGTCAAACAATGGATTTGAAAGAGTATTTGATAATGTAGCTTGTTTAGATCCGAATCCATTATGGTTTAATAAACCATATGAAGATTGGTATGTAAATTTAGAGCTGCTATAATGCAAAAGAATCAATTATTAATTTTTATTCAAATTCTAATTATATTTAGTGTGATAAACATACCAGTAGATGAAGGTTATGCTTATGATGTTTTAGCAATTGCTGAAGTAAAAATAATAAAAAATATTACAAATGCGACTGAAAATTTTTTATCTCTGAATGATAGTATTGAAAGACAGGTTGGTAAAAGTTTGCATTTTAAAATAGTAAATTCAGATGAATATCAAGCTCTACTTTACTCCAATGCTGAGACATTCAATGCAGTGGAAAAGGCAAGATATGGAGAAATATCCGCAAAAGAAGTAGGTAAGATAAATTTACAAAATAAATTTTTTCCAAATTCTAAAGTTTTAGAAAAAAAATCATGAAAATATTAATAACGGGAATTACTGGTCAAGATGGAAGTTTAATGGCCGAATATCTTTTATCTAAATATAAGGATGCAGATGTATATGGCGCTCATAGAAGACTTAGCGTTCCAAATCATTCAAATATTCAACATTTAAAATCAAATTCTAGATTTAAAATAGTTGAAATGGATGCTACAGATCCAGAAAGCATAGGAAATGTATTTGCTGAGATTTTACCAGATTATTTCATTAATTTTGCTGCTAATTCTTTTGTTGGTAATAGCTGGAAGATGCCAGTTAATCATATGCAGACAAATGCTATTGGAGTTCTTCATTGCTTAGAAGCAATTAAAAATATCAAACCAAATACTAGATTTTATAATGCTGGAAGTTCAGAGCAATTTGGAGATGTAGATTATGCGCCACAAGATATTAAGCATCCCTTTAAGCCAAGATCTCCATATGGAGTTTCAAAATGCACTGCTCATCATTTAGTAAAAGTTTACAGAGAGTCCTATAATCTTTATGCAGTTCAAGGTATTCTCTTTAATCACGAAGGAGTCAGAAGAGGAGAAGAATTCGTCACTAGGAAAATTACAAAAAATGTGGCCAGAATCAGAAAAGCAATTCAAAATAAACAAGAATTTGAACCATTAAAACTAGGCAACATTCTTTCAAAAAGAGATTGGAGTGATGCTGAAGATTTCGTGCATGGAATTTGGTTAATGCTGAATCAAGAAAAGCCTAAAGATTATGTTCTGTCTTCAAATGAAACTCACACAATTCAAGAATTTGTTGAACTAGCTTTCACACACGCAGGAATTCAAGGAGAGTGGATTGGAAGTGGAGAGGGTAGAAAATATATTGTTCCCAGTTACATACATGATGTTTGTGAAATTAAAAGCTCCATTTTAATGGAAATTGATCCTCAATTTTATAGACCAGCGGAGGTAGATTTATTATTAGGGGACTCAAATCCAGCTAGAGATGAATTGGGCTGGAAGCCAGAAGTTTCATTCGAACAGCTAGTAAAAAAGATGGTTGACAACGATCTATCTTCCTGATAGTTTAAATTGTGGCGAAAATAAACAAGCGCACAATTTTAAAAAAATTAGTTGAATTTCCAAACAAGGGATCACGCATCTTCTTCTCGAAAGAGATGAAGATGCTGAATCTTTTAATTGAAAGGTATTCAGAAGAATTTATTGAAGCATTGACATTTGATAAAAAATACGAAAGCATTGCTATACTTTTATGCGATTCTTTCAAACAAGAACTTGATCGAAGATTTAGATGCTTTGAATACAAAATTGATTATTCTAAGTATGACGCTCACGAAATAAGCGACAAAAAATTTGGAGAAGATTTAAACTTAAACAAAAAACCAAAAACAGTAAGGGACTTTTTAAATGGCTAAAAAAGAAGAAAAGATTGTCACTTCAAATGAAATTTTATCAAATTTCTTGAAGAATAATAAAGAAAATCACTACAATTTTGAAGATGATTTTAATTACAAGGTATCAAGCGGCTCTTTACAACTGGATATCCATATGGGAGGAGGATTTGGACCTGGACTCCATAGGTTTTGCGGAATTAATGAAGGGGGAAAAACAAGTCAAGCATTAGAGGTAATGCGCAATTTCTTGAATACAGTCCCTAATTCAAAAGGCTTTTATATTAAAGCTGAAGGAAGACTCTCTCCAGAAATGAAGGAGAGATCTGGAGTTAAATTTACTACTTCTGCAGAAGATTGGAATACGGGTACTTGTTTTGTCTTTGAGAGTAATATTTATGAAACGGTCGTTGATGCAATGAGATCCTTGGTTGCCAACAATCAAGAAGGCATTAAATACTATTTCTTGCTTGATGCTGTAGATGGGTTGATTAGCAAGGTTGATCTAGATAAGACATTTGAAGATAGCAATAAGGTCGCTGGAGGGGCCGTAATAGCCGCGAACTTCATGAAGCGCATGTCTATCGCCTTAGCAAAGAGAGGGCATATGGCAGTCTTTATTTCGCAAGTGCGAGCCGATATTAAACTTGACCCATATAGTAAAGCTCCAATTAGGCAAACATCAGCAACTGGAGGCAATGCATTATTGCACTTCGCTAATTGGATTTTGGAGTTTGAGCCTCGATTTGGCGGAGATTTGATCTTACAAGATCCAAATAACAAAAAAATAGATTTAGAAAAAAATCCTCCAATCGGCCATTGGGCGAAAGTAACTGTTAAAAAATCTCCAAACGAGAAGACAAATCTCCAAATTCCATATCCAATTAGATATGGAAGAAAAAATGGAAGTTCAATTTGGATCGAAAAAGAATTGGTTGATTTACTTTACGCTTGGGAATTCGTAGAGAGGTCTGGACCTTGGATTAAACCTTCAGAAGAACTCGTTGAATTAATTAAAGACACAGGAGTAGAAGTTCCAGAAAACTTCCAAGGAGAAAAGGCTTTATTTAAATTTATTGAAGAAAATCCGATCTTAATTAAATTTCTAGTAAATTACTTTAAAAATTCAATTAATGAAATTCAAAACGCTTGATGGCAAGGAGAGAACCGTTAAAAATATCAAGCAATTTTTAATAAAGTGGGATGGAAAAAGCAGAAGTAAATTTCAATTTGAAGTAAAAGCGTTCCTCAAAAAATTTTGGGAAGGAGATGTCGTATTCGAAGAAATGAGAATTGCGGGCACTCGACTCTCTTTAGACTTTTACAACGCCAATAAAAAAATAGCAATAGAAGTTCAAGGAGCGCAGCATTTTAAATATACTCCGTTTTTTCATAGCACTAGAGGGGG